GGGGTCGGGTTTCACCGGGGGAGTAATACGAACAATTGTTCGCGCCCGGAACAGCACGGGCTGGAGTCTCCCCGGTGACTCGTGCCCGGTAGCATAACCCGAACAATTGTATGAATCCCGCTCCCGGCAGCAGATCCCCGGCAGTTTTACCCAGCACGGCCTGGTAATTTTTTTTATCTTTTTGTGTTGACATACTATACAGCATGGGATATATTGGGATTAGTCTAGTTGAGGAGAAAGACAATGGAGACAATTACACTGGAGCTACCTGACTTTTGGGCAACCGCACTGTTTTATGATGACACTAGCGGTTTTGAATATGAGGACGAGAAGCCGTTCCAAGACTTTTGCCACTGGGCCGTAACAAATTACGGCACTTCTGAGCCTGTTGATATGGACGAAGAAGGCCAATTCATGAAATACCATGACGCTGAACGGTTCGGCGTTCTCGCTTGCAACGTTCACCGCTATACTTTTATTGTGAATAACGGCAACCCAAAGACTAGCGCAATGAAAACACTAGCGCACACAATGGAGGGTTCGTAATGTTTGATGCACCTTTTGATGACTGCACCCACTGGATCGGGCTGATCTAATCGGGGTTCGGGATCGGGCTTCGGGCTTTCGGGATTCGGGATCGGGGTATATCATATGATATGCCCCTTTTTATATGTATATACACACATATACGCACATACATGTGATCGCGCGCGTTCTCTTTGAATATAAAAAACCGATTTTTGACGCTGGATTTTTCCAGCGTTTTTTTTGTGCTGGATTAATAACCCGAACAATTGTTCCAGATAATCCCACAAAACCCATTGTATTATGGGAAAAAATAAGGCATAAACTAGGTATAGGGCGACAGCTTTGCCCTACAATCTAGTAAAAAGGTAACAAAATCAATGACTTACACATTTTCGATAGAACTACCAACAGATGAAATAGAAAGTCTATTTCATGAATTTGATGACGATCATGCGGCTATCCCTAGTGTTGCATGCGCAAATAGTTCTTGGGCCGCTAAGAGTAACAACAAGCAGCATAACGAATTCGTTGACATGTTTGTGAGTGACAAAATTCCTGCAAATAGAATTCGCCAATATAATATTGGCAAAAAGATGCAAGGAAAGCGTACCTGCTATCAGATGGATATGGACCGCCGCGAACGCTATGCGCATCGCGCCAATCCGCGTTTTGTTTGCGATACGCAAGCATTCATTCAAAGCATCATTGACGCATAGGAGTAAAAACAATGGCTTACACTTTTGGAATAGAAATCGAAACATGCGGCGCAAGCATTGCAACCGTTCGCAACGCTTTGACAAATGCAGGAATTCGCGGTTGCCAAGTGAAACCAGACGGCACGCCAAGCGTTGACGCTGAAATCGTGTTGCCACCATTGGCAATTAATCTGGACGAAAACCAATCAAGTCAAATAGCGTGCCGTTATTTGAATGACGTTTGCGCAGCGCTGCAATCAGCAGGTGCACGCATCAATTCAGCATGCGGATTGCATGTTCATATCAGTAATGCGCCGCTTGCCGATACAACGCATTCCGCGCGGTTTACTGGTGATAGCATCGCCCATACTGAAAACACTGGACGGTTCTTGTCGCAGCATGGTGAACCAATGGATTTTATAGAGGTTCAAGACGTGCAAAGACGGATGACGCGGCAACAACGCGTTGTCAATTCTATGTTCCCACGTTCGCGCACAAACAATCGCTATTGCTCACAATTGGATTTGTCGCGTATCGAAGCGGCAACCAATATCAGCCAATTGACGTTTGGCAAGTTTACTACAATCAACCTACAAACATGGTCACGCGGCACAATTGAATTCCGCCAAGCGTCCGGCACAATTGAAGCGGAAAAGATATTCAATTGGGTTTTGTTTCTCTTGAACCTAGTTGAACATACAACCCAAAACCGCGTTGAACATGGTAGCCGAACAATTGTAACGGATACGCCAGAAATGCCATTCAGACGCGGCGCGCGTGTTGGTGTTCAATACACAATGATGCGCACCGAAAGCGGCGCGACAACACAAGAGATCATGGACGCAACCGGATGTAGTGAACAACGCGTCCGCGCAGCGGTTTCTGAAATCAGAACGCGTGTTGGCGATGCCGCTGTTATCACTAGCACGCAGCAGGCAAATGGTGCGCGTTATGGTGACGGCACAAACCATACCGCATACCGCGTGCCGCGTACGTTTGAAACCGTGGGAAGCGGCGCGGCATTGTTGCCAGAACACCGCATTGGCAATGCGTCGATATGGGCAGGCATATCGGACGAATTGTTTGAATGGTGGCATAATCGAATACAAACACTGGCGCTGTAAAGCGCCAGAAATACCCCTGACACTTCGAAAGAACCCCGCCTAGTGCGGGGTTTTTTGTTTTTTGGCGGGTCCCTAGCCTATCCCGAACAATTGCTCTAAATCGGGGTACACGGGGCCTATGTCCCCCCCCAAATGTCGGATCGTATCGGGCTGACCCCTACACTCTGTTCCCCACGAACAATCACCAGCGAAAACCTTTTTACTGTCTATGGGTCCCATAGGGGTGTCAAAAAAATTTTTTAAAAAAATTCCGTTGACGGCTCCTTTAGGTTCCCATACCTTATGTAAAAAAGGGGTTATTTTAAATGCCTGAGAATTGGTGGGAAGATTTGGGCTTGATGCGTAGATTGTATAGTTATGACGCTGAGAGTGGTTTGATATATGCGTGTGATCGTTTGGAGTGTGATTTTGAGGATCGTGGTGAGGGTAGTTCATTTATGAGTGCTTCTGGTGCTGCTGCGAAGTATAACAAGGAGTTTAGTGGTCGTTTATCGTTTAACAGGCGAGTTAGGACGCGAAGATCGACTTGTGATTATTTGTGTGGTGGTGCGTCTTATAAGGGTGTTACCAAGAAGTTGTTTGCGCATCGTGTAGCGTTTTTTTTGTATCATGGATATTATCCAGTTTTTCCGAATTCTGTTGATCATATTAACAGGGATGGTTGTGATAACAGGATTGTGAATTTGCGAGAGGTTACGCCTCGTGAGCAGTCTGCTAATACTGGATTGAGCAGGGCGAATACGTCTGGAGTTAAGGGTGTGAGTTTTTTGAAGGATCGTGGTAAGTGGCGTGCTTCTGCTAATATTGATGGTCGGAAGGTAAATTTGGGGACGTTTTTTGATATAAACGATGCGATTGCGGCGAGGAAGGCAGCTATAGATGCCTAGATACAGGTTAGATTACGGTGATAGTTTTGATTTTTATGCTCAGACTGCTGGTGAGGTTGTTCCTATTTTGCAGGAGCATCACATTGTTGGTTTTGGTGAGGATGAGCGTAGTTTTTGTCGCAGGATAGCGTTAGAGATGTGTGAGTGGAACAGCGGTGATTATTATTTTCATAGCCGTGATGCTTTAGCTGAGAGTATGTTTCGCAATGGATTATTAGAGGTGATTGATTAAATTTTAAAAAATTGTTAGTGTTGTTGCGAGACATTGGAGGTTTTGTGGAATGATGCAGCAACAGATGCCGATGGGACCGCCTATGGGTGGTATGATGGGTCCTCCTATGGGTCAGGTTCCTCAGATGCCACAGGTTCCTCAGAATGTGCAACCGCAAGTTCAGCAGGGCCAGCAGGTTACAGGCTATGGTGGAAACACTAGGGGTCGTGCTGGTTTTAAGGCATATATGCGTCAGCGGAGGTCTGAGACTGAGGGTCGTATGATGTATCCGCAGCCTTCGATGCAACCCATGAGGGCATTACCTCCTCCACCTATACCTCAGTTTGCAATGCAGCAAGGACCTATGGTTGGCAGGCAGTTGCCGAGCGGCAGCATGGTTGGCAGCGCTCCAGTTCAGATGATGGGTGGTGGTGTTGTTCCGTTATTTAGGGGATTGGGTTATTATTGATGAATAGGGGTATATGTTATGGCTCGTAGTGAGGCGGAAGTTCAGGCTCGAATAAACCGAGCTTTGAAGGAGAGCGGTGGTTTATTTACTTCTGAGATCAATGATTTGGTATCTGAGCGTTCTGACATTCGTTCTGGCAACATAGGTGGTGGATTAAATACGTTTAGTGCGCCGAGTTCTACATTTGAGAGGGGTCGTGGTAGTATATACGACACATATCGGCCTCCTTCTTCGCCTGATCCTTCTCCTTCTCCTGCGCCTGTTTTTCTTCCTGATTTTGACGTTTTGGGTGGTTTTACTCAGGATGAGGTTGATGCGTCTAACCGTGAGGCTCAGTATAGCGGCATGATATTTGATCAGCAGCTTGGTATTCCGGGCGGCAGTATTCCGGGTGATGAGGTTGTTAGCACTGGTACTGGTCAGGTAACGATGGACCCTTTGACTGGTGTTATTGATCCTTATGGGATGGATGCTATTGCGTCTACTATTAGTCAGCTTGAGGATTCTGGTCTTGATAGTTTTGCTGACAATGAGTCGGTTGACGTTGGGGATAATTTAGATGCTCTTGCATCTGAGCTTTTTGCACCGAATCGCAATTCTGGGGTTGATTTATCTGGTCCTGCGGCTGCTGAAGCTAGGTTTGGTGCGCCTATGGGTGAGCCGCAAACTGGGCCTGCTCTTCCTGAGGACCGTGATTCAGTTTTTATGTTAGATTATCCAGAGCCTGCTCCTATAAGGACAGGGAGGGGTTATGACACGAGTTTTGGTGGGGATTTCTCATCTTATGCTGTAACTCCAGATCAGTCTGCATATAGCACGAGTATTGGTGCGGGTGAGGAAGACCCTTATGATCCGAGGGGTATTTTGCCTATTTCTGAGCAAGTAAGCAGAGCGATACCAATCACTACTCAAGCGATGACGGATGCTCCTGCTTTTGATCCTTTTTCGATTGGCGCGGAGGGTACTGGTAGTTTTGAGAATCTTCTGAACACTCAGCCTATAGATCAGTCTGAGATGAATGTAATTTCTGATACGATCAAGGGGTTTGAGGGTTTTGCTGGGATTGGTGGTTTTGATGTTACTGCTGATCGTGCTGGTTACGGCAGTGATACGAAGACTGATCCTATAACTGGTGAGGTTACGCGGATTGAGGAGGGCATGACTGTAACGCTGGAGGAAGCGGAGGCTGATTTAAACCGCAGATTAACGACTGAGTTTGTTCCTAGTGTTGTTGATGCTGTTGGTGCGGATACGTTTTACGCGATGGACCCTGCGACACAGGCTGCTTTGACTTCGATTGCGTACAACTATGGCTCTGGTTGGGCGGGTAAGTTGCCGACTTTAGCTGCTGCTGCGCGAAGTGGTGACAGGGATGCGATTGCTGACGCTATTGCGGCTCGTGCTGGAGACAACGATGGGATAAATGAGTCTCGCAGGCTTTCTGAAGCTGAGATGGTACGGACGGGTTCTTCTTCATCTGTTCCTCCTGTTCCAGAGGTTAATGTTTCAGAATCCGTTGTTCCAAATGTTGTTGAGCCTGTGATTCCAGAATTTGACATTCGTGATCCTGAAGAAGACATGAATTTATTTCCTGTTAGCATTCGTGATCCTGAAGAGGATATTGGTTTATTTCCTGATGCTGATGAATCTGACTTGGATCAGGGCAGTTTAATTGATCAATCAACGCAGGATGCTATTAACGAGGCTGTTGCTGCGGTTATAACTGGGACGCAGATAGAAGATACTGATACGGTTGTTGGTTACAACAGTGATGGTGATCCTATTAAGACTGGTGTTGCTGATTCAGTTCTTTCTAATTTTGGTGTGAGTTCTGGTTTTGCCGAGGACTTTATGGGTTCTGGATTGGGTCAGATTTTAATAGGTTCTTTGATTCCGTTTGGTGGTCCTTTGTTGCAATGGGCGCAAGGTGCGGACACAGAGAAGCGCCAAGAGATGGCTAGTGTTCTTGCATCTGGTGGGGGTATTCCTGTTTACGATGGTAATGGTAATTTACTTGGTGTTCAGAAGAATGACGGTGAGTATCTTGGTTATTCTTCTAACGAGGGTGGATATGTTTATGACGAAAGTGGTAACTTAATTAAGTCGGACATTGTTATTCCCAAGAAGACAGTGATTGGCTCTGGAGGTAATGATAGGGGTTCTGGAGAAGAAGGGGCTGAAGAAGATTCCACTGTGCCTAAGATGCGTTTCAAGCCAATTGATCGTGGAGACCCTCCTATTGTAATAGAGCCTTCTCCGCCAAGTCCTTCTCCGCCAAGTCCTGTTCCTGATCCAAGTGATGGTTTGATTATTCGCACTCCGCGTTTTAATCGTGGTGGAGTTGTAACTCCTAACATTGACATGTTTATGCGCTCTATGAGGGGCTAATATGTATAGAAACATTGATACATTTTTTCAGGGTTTTGCGAACGGCGGCATGGTGGGTGAGCGTGGTCGTGGGAGTATTTACGACAGTTATCGCGGCGCGAAGAAGGAAGAGGAAGAAGAGGAGAAAAAGATTATTCCTTCTCCAGAGGTTAACCTTCCTTCTTTTTTGCAAGAAGATTATAGCGTTCCAGTTGATCCATTTACGAGTCCTGACACTGGTAATATTGCGAGTGATCCAGAGTTTTTGCGTGGAACGAGTGATTATATTCTGCCGGGTTACATAGCGGATCAAACTCCTATTGTTGGTAAGAGCTATGGGGAGATTGCGAGTGATACTGCTGGTGATGTTGGGGAGTATATTTACAACAATCCGAAGCAGGCTGCGATAGATTCTGCGCGTGGTTTAGGTTCTCTTCTTGTTGGCGACTTTGCTCAGACTGGAGAAATTGCTGATTTTGATCTTTTTGGCGGCATACAGGACGCTGGAGAGCAGGTTTACGGCAGTGCCAAGACTCTTTTGTCTAATGATTACTTCAACTATAAACCTTGGCATACGATAAATATGGCGACAAATCCTGAATACGCAACTGCGCATAGGGAGAATAAACTGAGCGACATTGCGACTGTTGTGGGCGCAAGTCTTCCTGTGAAGCCTGTATTTAGGGGTATTGGTTCTGCGATTAAGGGCAGTGATGTGAGCAAAGCGCTCCGAGGTGAGCTTGGTGAGTCTTTTTATGGTCCTGATGGCCCTGCGGTTATGCCGAATGTGGGTGGATTTGAGCTTCCGTATTCTAGCAAAGAAGCGTGGAGAAGATATATTGAATTAAAAGATCAAGGTTTGTCTGACGCTGAAATTCAACGCCTTCATGGTCTTAAAGTTTATAGTTCAGGAGCCGGTAAGTCGAATCAGGTTATTGGTATTGTTAAGCCATCAAATCAAACAGACACATCAGATATACCTTATGAAGTTAAAAACACGGGGCGTTACGGCGGGTACTTTAATCCATCTGATAGCAGCATAACCGTAAGTGATAAAACCCCAGTAGGTTCAGCCTACTTTAAAGAAGTACTTCGCCACGAAGCTGAACACCTAAATCAAAAAAAAGCAGGCTTAGGGGGCTTTGAATTTGGTGCTGGTAGTCCTGATTATATTTTCCGCCGCCAGAGAAGGGTTTTAGAAGATTTAAATCAACAAATTCGAGGTGAAAAAGACCCTTCTAAAAGACAAGCTTTAATTGCTGAAAGAGACAGGGTTGCGGATATTGATGCTGCTGGCGCTTATTTCAACAGTCCTAAAGAAGTTGGAGCAAGGCAGGCTCAATTAGGACCTGTTAGAACATATGATCCTACGATTACTGCGACTGAGCTTCTTGATCCAACAATTAACATAGGCAAGGGTCTTGGAACTCGCGTTAGTGAGGCTTTTTCAAGAGCTATTCTTCCGACTTACAGGGGCTTGTCTCGTTTTAGAGAAATGAGTCCAAGAATTCCGTTCACGAACAGCAAATTATTTACTGGCTTTGATGAGGCATTATTGGCGGTGGCACTTAGGAATACGCCTAGAACGCCTAGCACAAGAGGAAATCAGCCTGTTCCGTTCTTGGGTGGGTACAGAGGCGATGAAGTTGATCAAGGCCCTGCATATAACGCATCTGTTGATGGTGGTGGTGGCAAAGGGTTTGATTTTGTTGAGGAGTTTCTTTCTGAAAACAAGCCTAAATCAGCCAATCTTGAATTTACAAACAAGAAAAAAGAAATGATTGGTGAGGGCATGAGAGGTTCTGATCTTGAGTTTGCCTTAAACAATCTTGCGCGGAGACTTGGCATTGAACGACCTGACTAGTGATTTTTCCAAGTATCTAACAGATGAGGAGTTAGCCAAGGTTGCTCCTATGCTGGAGCGTTTGAAGACGCTTGATGAGCGCACTGAGAAGCAAAAAAGTTATATGGACTTTGTAAAGTATGTTTGGCCTCAGTTTATTGAGGGCAGGCATCACAAGATTTACGCTCAGAAGTTACAGGACGTTGCGGACGGCAAAATCAAGCGTTTGATTGTTAACATGCCGCCTAGACATACAAAGTCTGAGTTTGCCAGTTATCTGTTTCCCACTTGGTTGATGGGTAGAAGGCCCGACTTAAAGATTATTCAGGCGACTCACACTGCTGAGTTGGCTGTTGGCTTTGGTCGTAAGATTAAAAACTTAATTGAGAGTGAGGAGTTCAAAGATGTTTTCCCGAATGTCAGTCTTGCTTCGGATGCCAAAGCGAGTGGTAGATGGAGTACGAACGGTGGCGGCGAGTATTATGCGGTTGGTGTCGGTGGCGCTCTCGCGGGGCGCGGCGCTGACCTTGCGATTATCGACGATCCTGTCTCCGAACAAGACGCGCTGAGTGTTACGGCTTTAGATAATATCTACGAGTGGTACACTTCTGGTCCACGGCAGCGTTTGCAGCCCGGTGGGTCTATCATCATTGTGATGACGCGGTGGTCTATTCGTGATTTAACTGCGAAGGTTTTGGCGAAGCAGAGTGAAAAGGGCGCAGATAAGTGGGAAGTTGTTGAGTTTCCTGCGATTATGCCGTCTGGTGATCCTCTTTGGCCTGAGTATTGGACGCTTGATGAGCTTGAGGGTGTTAAGGCTTCTATCCCTGTAGCCAAGTGGAATGCGCAGTATATGCAGAATCCCACTGCTGAAGAGGGCGCTATTATTAAGCGTGAGTGGTGGAACGTGTGGGAAAAGGATGATCCACCTACATGCAGCTATATTATCCAAAGTTATGATACGGCATTTAGTAAGTCTGACAGGGCTGACTTTAGTGCTATTACGACTTGGGGTATTTTCCACAACGATGAAACGAGAGAGGATCACATTGTGCTGCTTGACGCAGTTCGTGGTCGTTGGGAGTTTCCAGAATTAAAGCAGCAGGCGAATGAATTGTACGACTTATACGAGCCTGACATGGTTCTTGTGGAGCAAAAGGCTAGTGGTATGCCTCTCACGCAAGAATTAAGGCGCATGGGCATACCTGTAACGCCTTTTACGCCCAGTAGGGGCGCAGATAAGTTTACACGCATGCACGCGTGCGCTCCTGTCTTTGAGAGTGGTATGGTGTGGGCACCAGATGCTAATTTTGCTGATGAAGTTATGGAAGAATGTGCTGCATTTCCGAATGGTGAACATGATGACTTGGCGGATTCGATGACTCAGGCTATACTGCGTTTTAGACAAGGTGGTTTTATTATCACTCCTAGCGACTATGACGATGAAGATGAGCTTGCGTATGCACGCAGAAAAAAGGAATATTACTGATGTCTGAGAAGAGAAAGAAAGCAAAATTAACACCTACTAGAAGTGGCGCTCAAATATACATGTCTGATAGTTATTCTAAGGAGTTTCTTGATTCTATTGCGGTCGGTGAACCCACCGACCTTAGAAAGTTGATGGAAAAAAAGATAAGAGAAAAAATGTACGCTGAAGGGGCAACTCCTCAAGAAGTAGGGCGGAAACTATCAGACGTAACGACAGATCAAATTGATAGGGCTGTCCGCGTATCAAATAAAGCAAAGAAGCCTAAAAAACGGCCTACTCCATTTAAGAGCGGTGGCGTTGTTAAGGGCGGAAAGAAACCAAAAATGGGCTGCGTCATGAAGGGGCGTGGCGGAAAATATAAAGGACAAAGCTAATGCCTAATACACCAAAGAAATATAAAGGATTTTCAAAGCTGCCTGAAGAAGTGCAGCAGAAAATGGACCCCAAAGCTGCCATGAAGTACATGGAAGGTGGTGCGGTTAAGAAATACATGGGCGGCGGTCGTGTTATGAAGTATGGTCATGGTGGCAACGTTGAAAAAGACGGTGTTATGTATGAGCATGATCCAGAGCCTCAAAAGGCTTCTATGAAGGGTGGCACAGGTGGTGGTCATTCTCGTGGTGGTGGCGCTGCTATCAGTGGAACCAGATTTTCTGGAGTAAAGTAAATGGCTAAAATCGTTATCAACATCGACATGGATGAGTTGAAGTCAGGCATTAACCAAGTTGTTGATGACGATATGTACGAGATGGAGGAAGAGGAATTTGTTTGTCCTCTTTCAACTCAAGACTCTAAGTTAAATTCTGAAAATCGTGAATATGCTATTAAAGAGCATTCTTATGGTCCATCAGAGGGCGGTAAAGAAATGTGCGGAACTTGCAGTTATTACAGCATTAAGTCTAAAATGCTTGATTGCTTGAGCAGTGGTCTTGAAATGGATGTCAAAGGTGTGGGATATTGTGTAAAGTTTGAATTTGCTTGCAAAGCTGAAAATGTTTGTGACGCTTGGGAAAAGGGCGGACCCATAACTGACTTTGACGACATTGATACGCTTGAGCCGATTGAGGGTAACGAAAAGGATATTTTCTGATGGCAGTCGAACGTGGATTAGGTGCGGGTGGATTACCCCTAGACCCAGTGATTGCGGAAGCTGAATCGCTTCAGAACGTAATTGATTTGCCTGCGCAGCCGGGAGTTACTGAATTTGATGATGGCAGTGCAGTCATAGGTGAGTATGAGGAAGACCAGCCTCCTGTTCAGCCTGTTCCGTTTGATGGGAACCTAGCAGAAGTTGTTGATGAGGCCGAGCTTGGTCGTATTTCATCTGACTTGGTAAATTCTATTGAAGATGACTTGTCTTCTCGTGAAGACTGGGAAGATACTTATAAGCGTGGTTTAGAGTTCTTAGGGATGAAGACAGAAGAGCGCTCAGAGCCTTTCGAGGGTTCTTCCGGCGTTATTCACCCATTGCTTGCTGAAAGCGTAACTCAATTTCAAGCGCAGGCTTATCGTGAGTTATTGCCAGCCACTGGTCCTGTTCGCACAGCGGTTGTTGGCGCTCAAAATGAAATGCTTGTTAAGCAGTCTGAGCGCGTAAAAGACTACATGAATTACATGATTACCTATGAAATGGAGGAGTATGATCCTGAGTTGGATCAGATGCTTTTCTATCTTCCTGTCATTGGTTCTACGTTTAAGAAGGTTTATTTCGATCCTTTGAAGGGTCGCGCCGTTAGCAAGTTTATTCATGCTGAAGACATGGTTGTGCCTTATGGCGCTACCGATTTGTTATCTTCTCCGCGTATTACGCATCGCATAACGATGGATTCTAATGAAGTTAGAAAGCTACAGTTAACTGGATTTTATCGTGACATTGACTTGCCAGATGAATCCGAAAGTGACACTGCGGCTATGAGTGAAGTTGAAGAGTCAATTGATGACATTCAAGGCATTCATCCTAGTGGACCGTCTGAAGAATTGACTTTATATGAGATTCACACAAGCCTTGATATTGAAGGCTTTGAGGATATTGGCCCTGATGGAACCCCTACAGGACTGAAACTTCCTTACATTATTACGGTAGTTGCTGATAGCGGAGATGTTTTATCCATTCGCCGCAACTATCAAGAAATGGACCCGATGAGGCGTGCGAAGCAATACTTCGTGCATTATAAATTCTTGCCGGGTCTTGGCTTTTATGGCTTGGGCTTAACGCACATGATTGGCGGTTTGGCACAAGCATCTACATCTATTTTGCGTCAATTGATTGATGCAGGCACCCTCTCCAATCTTCCAGCAGGCTTTAAAGCCCGTGGCGCTCGTATCCGCGATGAAGATAATCCCCTTCAGCCGGGTGAGTTCCGCGATATTGATGTGGTTGGAGGCACCCTGCAAGGCTCATTGATGCCGCTCCCCTTCAAAGAGCCTTCAGGGACGCTTTATAACCTTCTAGGAACGCTTGTAGACGCAGGACGCAGGTTCGCTTCTATGGCTGATATGAAGATTGGTGAGATGAGCGGTGAAACGCCTGTTGGAACCACTATGGCGATTATGGAGCGTGGCACGAAAGTTATGTCCGCGATTCATAAGCGCTTGCATTATTCTCAGAAAATTGAGTTTAAGCTTCTTTCTAGAATATTTGCTGAAACCATTCAGGCATATCCATATGCTGCTGACATGCAGATGGGTCCAGAAGTGTTTGTTCAGGATTTCGATCAGCGTGTAGATGTTTTGCCTGTATCTGATCCAAACATCTTTTCGATGTCACAAAGGATTGCATTGGCGCAAACTGAGTTGCAGTTAGTTCAATCAAATCCACAGATTCATGGTGGCCCACAGGGTTTGTATCAAGCATATCGTAAAATGTATGAGGCTTTAGGTGTTAACAACATTGATGCCATACTCCCTCCTCCTCCACAGCCACAACCTGTAAATCCATCTAAGGAAAACCAGAATGCTCTTATGGGCGCTCCGTTGCAAGCGTTCCCTGACCAAGATCATGAGGCGCATATTGAAGCTCATATGGCTGTTATGTCTACTCCTGCGATGCAATTAAACCCACAAGCACTTGTGGTCCTGCAAGGGCATATACAAGAGCACATTGGATTGTTGGCGGAGGCTCAAGCACAGCAGGAAATAATGTCAGAAATCCCACCAGAACAAATGCAGATGATGCAGCAGCAGTCTCAGATGATGCCTCCACAGCAAGGTCCGCAAGACCCAATGCAGCAAGACCCAATGCAGATGATTATGATGCAGTTCAAGCCTCAGATCGACGCAAGAGCCGCACAAATAGCAGCGGACATGACAGAACAACTTGTACAGGCTGTATCTCCGCAGGAAGAGGGTCAAGACCCTCTTGTTGAGATAAGGCAGCAAGAATTGCAGCTAAAAGCAGCAGACTTGCAGCGTAAGCAAGGTGAATTTGATGCGCGTCAGGAAATGGACCGTGAAAAGGAGCGCAATGATGTGCTTATAGCGCAGCAACGCATAGATGCCCAAGAAAAAGCTATAGATGAGCGTTCTCGCGTTGCTGAAGAGCGCATTCAAACGCAGCGTGATATTGCTGCTGTGAATGCAAAAATGAAAGGACAGTAAGATGGTTTCATCTGTTAGAGAAAAGATTATAGAGCAAATTCGTCATGCCAAACGTGCAGCAAAAGATGCTCAAGAAGCTGTTGAAAAGGGATTGGAAACAGCAGTTGAGATGGTTAGGGCGCGAACAGAGGAAGGACACTTTGTAAAAGATGACCCCAGCACCCCAGAAGATGAAGCGTGGGTTGAGAAGCCAAAAGCCAAGAAAAAGCCAGCCACCAAGAAAAAAACAACCGCAAAGAAAAAAGCGGCTAAAAAAGTTTAGCAAAATGGCTAGGCCCCAGAAGTTCCAAGGTATCTTCTGACTTTTTGGTAATATCTCTTGTGTTTCCCGCATAATTGCATACTATATGCGGTATGGACGCAATACATCTTGCAGAATATTTATACAAAGGCATTCGTGAGCGCGATATTCGTCTAAAAGACAAGCTTGCGGATGGTTCGATACAAACATTTGATGAGTATCGGTATATTGTAGGCGAAATACGCGGCATGGCCTACGTCGAAGAAGAATTAAGAGCCGCGATGAAAGGTATAGAGTACGCAGATGACTAAAAAGTTATTTGTACCAGAGCACGTTGCTGTAGCAGCGGACAAGGTTGCAAAGGGCGCAAAGGCAATGCCAAAGCCCATTGAGAACGCGTTTGGTAAAGGCGCGGAAAATAAAAACGAAGATGATCCATCCCAGATGGAAGCTTCATCACTGGAAAGACTACCACAGCCTACGGGCTATCGTGTTCTTATCATCCCTTATTACCCTAGTGAAAAGACAAAAGGCGGCATTATCGTTCCTGATCAGGTTCGTGAGCGTGAATCTTTTGCTACGGTAGCAGCTTATGTCGTGAAATTAGGCCCTGATGCCTATATGGACACCCAGAAGTTCCCAAATGGTCCTTGGTGTAATGAAAAGGACTGGGTTCTTATAGGAAGATATAGCGGAAATAGGTTCAAAGTGGAAGGTCTTGAGGTTCGTATCATAAATGACGATAACATTATTGCTACGATCCTTGACCCAAAAGACATTTCATATGTATAAGGTAACGGAGAGCAAGGAAAATGGCTATGTCTGAAGAAATTCGTGAAAGCGAAGAGCTTGAAAGCAATACCTCAGTTGAGCTTGATGATGATCAAGACGATCAAGCTATTGAAGTATCTTCTGATGATGAAGAAGAAACCCGAACAAATGTTCAGGAAAAAAACTCAGGAGATGATGAGTTAGATAGTTACAGTGATTCTGTAAAGCGTCGAATCAATCAATTAACAGCAAAGCGTAAGCAAGCAGCAGAGGAAGCTCAAGCTGCCGTTCAGTATGCTCAACAAATGCAGGCTGAAAACGAGCAAATGAAAGGTCGTTTGCAGCAGCTTAATGGGGCATACAACAATGAAGCTGAAAGCCGATTAAATGCTCAAGAGCAGCAAGCCATTCGTGCTCTGCAAGAAGCTAATGAAGCTGGAGACTATGAAAAGGCTGCGAAAGCCCAACAAGCTTTAGCTAAAATTGCAGTTGCTAAAGACAAGGTTAGCACACAAAAAGCTAGAATAGCTCGTGATAATAATGCTCAACAGCAAGACCAGCAAGTTCATCAGCCGCAGCAACAGCAATATGCCCCACCTCCACAACAGGAAGCACCTCAACGTGACCCTAAGTTGGAAAAGTGGATGGACAAAAATCAGTGGTTTGGATCAGATCGCATTATGACTCGTGCGGCTCAAGCCATTCATGAGCAATTAGTTTTAGAGGAAGACTTCGATCCTACGACTGAAGATTATTACAAAGAAATCGACTCTCGTATGCGAAAAGAAATGCCTCACAAGTTTTCGGAGAAACGGTCTAACGCCCAGACTGTTGCTCCAGCGTCTGGAAATGGACGGTCTGTAAAATCAGGGCGGAAAAAGTCGGTGGAACTAACACCCGGTCAAGTGGCTTTTGCCAAAAAAATGCGTATTCCGTTAGATCGTTACGCAAAAGAAGTAGCTCGTTTAGAGCAAAACAGGAGAGATTGATATGGCTAATCGGACACCACGCGAGTCAACTACGCGGGAGCGCACAGAGCGCTCAATGGAATGGCGACCCGGTTCTGCCTTGGAAGCTCCTGAAGCACCCCTCGGTTATAAGCACCGTTGGATTCGTGAATCCGTAATGGAATTCGACGATAAGACTAACGTACATAAGAAACGGCAAGAAGGCTGGGACCTCGTTCGCGCTGAAGAGTATCCTGAATATGTAGGGCCTGTAGTAGATGAGGGACGAAACGCTGGCATCATTGGTGTTGGTGGTCTTGTTCTCGCTCGTATCCCTGTCGAAATGGCTAATCAGCGGAATAAACACTATCAAGGTGTTTCTCAAAATCAACTGGATGCAGTGGATCGTGACTGGATGCGTGAAGACAATCCCGCCATGCCTAAGCTTGCTCCGCAACGTAAATCTTCCGTATCCTTTGGAATGAAAGGACGCGGAGCCTCTGAAGGAGAGTAAAGATGTCTAATCAAGACGCTGCTTTCGGCCTTCGCCCAATCAAGACGAGCACAAGCTCACAAAGACAGAATCGTTATCGTATTGCCTCTGGCTATGGTACGAGTATTTTCCAAGGCGACTTAGTTCTTGTTGCCACTGACGGAACTATTACTCGTGCTCCTGCTGGTGGTACTGCGTTGATTTTGGGCGTATTTAATGGCTGTTCATATGTGGACTCTAGTGGGGATGTAATCTATTCCAACTACTGGCCTGCAAGTGCAACTGGGACAGATATTTTCGCAAATGTCGTTGATGACCCAAGTGCAACCTTTGAAATCCAAGCTGACGCTGCATTCCCTGTAGCCGATTTGTTTGGCAATTTCGACATTGTTGACGCAACGGCAGGAAGTACCGTAAGTGGTAATTCTCGCACTGAGCTAGATGTCACAACTGGTGCGACGACTGCTGGTCTTCCACTGAAAGCAATCGACATTTCTCAAGACCCTGAGAATAGCGATGTAGCCACCGCGAACACTAATGTGATCGTAAAAATCAACAATCACCTGTTCAGTGCTGGCACTGCGGGTCTAGCATAAGGAGACTGAGTTATGGCTATTTCACGTTCACAACTCGTTAAGGAGCTAGAACCGGGTCTTAACGCTCTGTTCGGCATGGAATATGACCGCTATGAAAATCAACATGCGGAAATATTTGACACTGAATCTTCAGACCGTGCGTTTGAAGAGGAGGTTATGCTCGTCGGATTTGGGAATGCTCCCACAAAGTCCGAAGGTTCTGGTGTAGAGTTCGACAATGCAAATGAAGCGTACACTGCTCGTTATTCACACGAAACAGTTGCTCTCGCATTTGCGTTGACCGAAGAAGCAATCGAAGACAACTTGTATGACCGTCTTGGTGCTCGTTATACGAAGGCGCTTGCGCGTTCTATGGCACACACTAAGCAGGTTAAAGCAGCAGCAGTATTAAACAACGCGTTTAATGCTACTTTTGCTGGTGGTGACGGTGTTGAGCTTTGCTCAACTGCGCATCCACTTTCAGGTGGCGGTACTTTCCGCAACGAGCCATCAACAGCGGCTGACCTCAACGAAACTTCGTTGGAAAATGCGTTGATTGATATCTCAACCTTCGTAGATGAGCGCAATATGATTATTGCTCTGCGTGGCACAAAAATGGTTATTCCACCACAACTGCAATTCGTTGCGGATCGTTTGCTGGAATCAACATTGCGTGTTGGCACAGCCGATAATGATGTAAACGCCATTCGCAACATGGGTATGCTTCCAGAGGGTTACACTGTTAACCACTTCTTGACAGACCCAGATGCGTTCTTCCTCAAAACTGACGCGCCTAACGGATTTAAGCACTTTGAGCGTTCGCCAATGCGGACAAACATGGAAGCTGACTTCGATTCAGGCAATATGCGCTTTAAAGCGCGTGAGCGTTACAGCTTTGGGTTTTCAGACCCACGTTGTGTTTTCGGTTCACCCGGAGCGTAATGTATGCTAAAAGGGATGTGAGTATTCATTTACTCCTCCTCCCTGTTGGACTGGGGCTACTTCGGTAGCCCCTTTCTTTTTTTATTGATTGTGTTATTGTGATTTCATCCCTGACAGTCGCATTGGGCGACTGACTTAACCCAGACAGGAGATTGACATGGGTATTACTACTTTTTCTGGTCCAATTAAGGCTGGAACCATAAAGAATACTACAGGCAGTACACTTGGTTCTGACGTTGCTAACGTTGGTCAGGTTGTTATGTCACAAACCTTTTCAGCAGATTTGTCTGGTGGGGCATTAGCCGCAGTCGTACAAGATGTTGTTATTCCTGCTAACTCACAAATCATTGACTGTGTAATTGATGTAATTACTGCGGCGAATGCTACAACCAACTTGAGTGTTGGTGATACTGTTGGCGGTGCGGCAACAATTCTCAACACTTTTGCAAGTGGTACAGATGCAGGTCGTAAGTATCCAACAACACAAGCTGGTGCTGCACTTGCTTGGCAAGATACAGGAACAGCGGACATTCGTTTGACTGTAACTGCTTCAGCAGCAACAAATGCGGGTTTGGTTCGTTTTACTATCTTATACGCTCAAAATAATAATTTAGCGTAATAGGAGGATAGTATGGTTGATGCTGTAGCTACACAAACTATATTGGACGGCGAAAAAATGGTCGTTCAAAAATTCACTAATGTTTCTGATGGAACAGGTGAAGACGCGGTTGTCAAAGTGGATGTTAGCGCACTTATTGCTAATGCTCGTGGTCAAGCATGTACTGGAGTTGTCATCGAAAAAATTTGGTGGCAGTGCATTGGTATGAAGGTTCAAATTCTTTGGAACGCAAGTACCAATGTATTTTGTATAGAATTGGGCGAAAACCAAAGCGGAAATCATGACTATACAGCCTTTGGTGGCTTAATTAATAATGCTGGAACTGGCAAGGATGGAGATGTTCTTTTCACAACAGTTGGTCACACAAGCGCGGACACTTACACAATTATAATGTCTATGCGGAAAGAGTATGGCTAAATCTAAAAAAGGCGAAATGCCAAAACGAAACAAGAAAAATTTTCGCCCCACAAAGTCTGGGGCGGGAATGACCAAAGCTGGTGTAAAAGCTTATCGTCGTAAAAATCCCGGCTCTAAATTACAAACTGCGGTTACTGGAAAAGTAAAAAAGGGCAGTAAGGATGCCAAGCGGCGTAAATCGTTTTGTGCACGTTCGGCTGGTCAGATGAAAAAGTTTCCAAAGGCGGCTAAAGACCCGAATTCTCGTCTGCGGCAGGCGCGTAAGCGTTGGAAGTGTTAAATGGCTATAGGCCGCTCACAGATGGCGCAGCAAGTGACCAAGCCGCCAATGAAGAGGAAGAAAAATGCCAAAGGACGCGTGTTATCGAAAGGTAAAGGCAAGGTACAAGGTTTTTCCAAGCGCATACGCAAGCGGAGCAATAGCAAAATGTCGAAAAGTAGGCGCTAAAAACTGGGGCAACAAAAGCAAAAAGAAGCCTGTTAAAAAAGCAATGGGTGGCGCTATTATGCCATCTAATGACTTTCGCAAGCGCCCAGTGCGTCGAATGGTAGATGGCGGAAAAGTAATTGCAAACGGTTGTGGTAAGGTGATGTCAAATCGCCGCAAACAAACTCGGATGACGTAATGGCTGTACGAAAGACAAAAAAGGGTGCTGCACTCAAACGCTGGTTTAAAGAAGACTGGAAAGACGTTCGCACAGGAAAAGCATGTGGGCGTAAAAAGGGTGAAAAGCGTGGTACTCCATATTGTCGGCCTAGCAAGCGCGTAAGCTCAAAAACCCCTAAAACAGCTTCTGAGATGACAACTGCTGAAAAGCGTAGTAGAATATCTCAAAAGAAACGTCTTGGACAGCCTGCTGGCAAGCCCAAAAGGGTTAAATCCCTTAAAAGGAAGAAGAAATGACTGTATCAGGGTCTAAAGATTTTGAACTAGATGTAGCTGACTACATCGAAGAGGCTTTTGAGAGATGCGGCTTAGAGGTTCGTACAGGTTATGATTTAAAAACGGCAAAGCGGTCCTTAAACCTTATGTTTGCTGATTGGGCTAATCGTGGACTAAATCAATGGACGATAGCACAGCGCAACTTTACTGTTACAGAAAACGATGGTGATGTTGATCTTGGAACAGATGTAATTGACATATTATCTCTTGTTGTTCGCCGCGATGGTACAGATTATGCTTTAGATCGCATCAGTCGAGATGAGTATCTTAACATTCCCACGAAAACTACAACTGGAAGGCCAACACAGTTTTTTGTTGATCGTCAAATAAACCCTTCTTTAAAAATGTGGCCTTTGCCTGAAAATAGTACAGATGTTGTCTTATATGACGCTCTGGTTCGTATGGATGATGCTGATATTTACACCAATACTTTGCAGGTTCCTTTTCGGTTTTATCCTGCTTTAGCGGCTGGTTTGGCATATTACATGAGTATTAAACGTGCTCCAGACCGCATGCAGATGTTAAAAGCGATATATGAAGAAGAAATTAATCGTGCAATGGATGAAGACCGTGACCGTGCGTCTTTCCACGTTGCTCCTGATTTAAGGAGCTATCGTTATGTCTAAGTATGCCACAGGAAAATGGGCATATGGGATATCAGACCGATCAGGTTTTCGCTATCGGTTGAAAGACATGCGTAAAGAGTGGAATGGATTGCTTGTCGGAAAAGATGAATGGGAACCAAAGCACCCACAACTTGAACCGCTTAGAGCAACGCCCGACCCACAAGCATTGCGTAATCCGCGTCCTGAACAAAATGTGACACAGCAGAACAACATACAATGGGGCTGGAATCCAGTTGGTTTTAAATATGATGGGGGGCTAACCCCCAATAACTTGCTTGCCACTGGTTCTGTTGGCAGCGTAACGGTGACAACATCATGAGTTTTACATACGATCAGCTTAAACAAGCCATTCAGGATTATACTGAAAACACAGAGACAACCTTTGTGAACAATCTTGATATATTCATAAAAAACACTGAAGAACGAATTTTAAAAATTGCTCAACTTGAAGTTTTTAGGAAAAATCAAAGCGGTAGTTTATCATTAGGAAATCAGTTTCTTGCTCTTCCTGATGACTTTTTAGCCCCATTTAGTTTGTCTTTTACGAACGGCAGCAACAAAGAATTTGTTTTATTTAAAGACGTAAACTTTGTTCAATCCTTTAACCCGAACAATTCTACGACTGGTGCACCTCGGTATTATGCACAGTTTGATATTAATAATTTTGTTTTAGCCCCAACTCCAGATTCTAATTATGTTGTTGAGCTTCATTACTTCTACAGACCCGCTTCTTTGACTGCTGGGGCTGGGAGCGGGACAACATGGTTAAGCACGAATGCTTCAGTTTCTATGCTATATGGCAGCTTAATTGAAGCGTACACTTTTATGAAGGGTGAAGGTGATCTTGTGCAAAATTATACACAAAGATTTACAGAAGCCCTTTCTCGCGTCAAAAACTTTGGTGAATCACAAGAAGTTACTGATGCTTACCGAACAGGTCTTATTATTAGGGAGAAAACATGATACCTGCTTTGAATATGAGCTTGCCAGAAGATTTTGGCGTTCAAGTCCATACAACCAACAATAGAGGGTTTACACCCGAAGAAATTGCAGAGCGCTGTGCCAGCAAAATTGTCAACGTTTCTGATACAGCGCACCCTGCGATTCGTGATCAAGCTCGTGTCTTTGAACGTCAAATTACGAAAGTCATTGAGTTTTATTTGCGAGAGGCTATAAAAAGTGATAGAACTACGGTATATAACGCACTTACAGATGCAGGGCATCCAAGCCTTGCGGAACTTATAAGGAGACTATGAAATGGCCTTTTCTGGCAACTTTATGTGCACGAGCTTTAAGAAGGAAATCCTTGAGGCCGTTCATAACTTTAAAAACTCTGGTGGAAGCACCTTTAAACTAGCGATGTATACAAATAGCGCATCGTTTACAGCGGCTACCACAGCATATACAACTTCAAACGAAGTAAGCGGAACAAACTACACCGCAGGTGGTGCAGCCCTCACAAGAGTTGATCCATCTACAAGCGGCACAACAGCGCTTACTGATTTTGGTGATCTTACCTTTAGCAACGCAACTGTTACTGCGCGTGGCGCACTGATTTACAATGATAGTGCTTCAGGTGATCCAACTGTAGTTGTTTTAGACTTCGGCGGAGATAAAACTTCTACTGCTGGAGACTTCACAGTTGTTTTCCCCACTGCAAACTCAAGTAGCGCCATTATTCGCATAGCCTAGTTTATAGGTAAATGAAATGGCAATTGTTGCAGGCTGGGGGCGTGGTACATGGTCTACAGGCACTTGGGGCAACCCACTTCCTGTAGACGTTACTGGTGTTTCTGGCACAGGCCAAGTTGGTTCAGTTACAACAGCGGGGGCAAGTGACACCCCCGTTACTGGTGTTTCCTCAACAGGAAGTGTTGGGTCTGTAACCGTTGTCGCAAAAGCAAATATTTCACCAACTGGTTTAAGTGCGACAGGCGGTGTTGGGTCTGTAGTCGCCTCAATACCTAAAAGTGTATCTGTTACAGGTCTTTCTGCTACAGGCAGTGTGGGTTCTGTAACAACTGTTGCGGCTTCAAATATTTCCGTTACAGGACTTTCCGCTACAGGCGGTGTAGGGTCTGTAACAACT